CTTGGTGGAAATCCTTTCTTTCAGGGTGCGTTTCAACCTGCTGCACAAGCGGCTCGTCAGTCGTTTGAGAGTGCTCTAGGTGACATTGGGTCTAAAGCCTCTCTAGCAGGTCGCTATGGCTCTGGAGCGATGGGTAATCTGCAACAACAAGCCGCAGGTCAATTCGCTCAGAAACTAACGGATACTGCTGGACAACTTGCCTATCAGAACTACGCTCAAGAACGTGGTCGGCAACAGGCGGCTACGGCAATGGCTCCAGAGATGGCTCAAGCAGATTACGGAGACATTCAGCGTTTGTTGGCTGCCGGTCAACTGGGTGAGGGTTATCAGGGTCAAGCTCTCCAGGCTGACATAAATCGTTTCAACTATGGGCAGCAACTGCCCCAACAACAGCTAAACCAATATCTGAATCAGGTGTATGGTTTCCCTGCGGGTAAGACCACGACCACTCAGACACCGTACTACACGAACCCCTTGGCGACTGGACTCGGCACAGGTTTGCTTGGTGTGAATTTGTTGAGTGGTGTGAACCGTCTGACAAATGGTGGTGTTTCTAATTGGTTGAGTGGATTTATGACTCCTTCAGGATGGGGGACTAGCGGTTTGCAAAATTCTGCTGGTGTGAATTTCCTGACTGGTGATAACTACGGTTAAGGACTGACATGGCACTACTAGACATTTTTGGCGAAACGCCTTCCTACTACGGTGGTCTTTTGGGCGACGAGGAATTGCGTAAAGCAAAAGATTACGCACAATCCCAAGGACTTCAAAACGCTGCAATGGCACTTCTCCAGGCGGGTGCTCCGAGCCGCACACCTGGTGGTGGTGCATTGGCTATCGCGCAGGGTCTTCAGATGGGTCAGCAGGCTTATAAACAAGCCATGAACGAATCTCTCAAAGATCGTCTGACGCAATTCCAGATTCAAGACATGATGCAAAAACGTGCTGAAGACCAAGCAATGCGCCAGCAGCAAGCCCAAGCACAGCGAATCTTGCAGTCTTCCTATCGTCCTGAACAGGGCATGATTGGTCAAACGCCTTCAGAGGTTTTGCGCGATGAGGAAGGCAATCTGATGCCTGGTGCTAACGTGCGTCCAGCAGGTTTGGATTTGCAAGCCGCATTGCCTGCTCTGAGGGTTTTGGGTCCGGCAGGAACTAAGACTCTGACTGAGCAACTTGGCATTGAGAAGACTCTGGCTGATTTGGCTAAGTCTCAACGTCCTGAAGGCATTATTTTGGGAGAGGGACAAGGAAGGTTTGAGAATCAAAACGGAAAATGGGTGCAAGTTGCAACTGGTTCTCCGAAACAAGAACAAGTCGCTGGTGACGTTCGTGAAGCCATGCAAGTTCTTGGAATCATGAAGCCTATTGGCGATTTGAACGCAATGGATCGCAAACAGATTCAAGGCTACATTGATCGCAAAGATGCTCTCAAGGCTCCTAAAGTTGCTGTGGATTTGAAAGACCCTACTGCTGTTGCCAAAGCATCTCTGGATGTGATGAACAAGTGGGAAAACGTCCTGAAAGACAGTGGCGCGGTTGAGGTTGCAAACCGTTATCGTGCTTTGCAGTCTGCTGTTAGCCAAGCCCAACAAGGCAACGCAAACGCAGATGGTGCGATCATTTATAACGTGGGCAAGATTTACGATCCTTCTGGTGCTGTGCAAGAGGGTGACAAGGCAACGATTTTGGGTAATCGTTCAATCCCCGAGCAAGTTAAGGCTTATGCACAGCGTGTTTTCAAGGGTGGTTCATTGACAACTGCCGAACGAGAAAATCTCTTGACGATTGCTGAAAACATTGCAAAAGAGCGTCAATCTCAACTGGCTCCGCAACGTCAAAACTATCAAAATCTGACACGCGATTTTGGCGGAAATGTTGCAAATATTACCGACCCGTTTGAAGCTGCTTTGTCTAAAATACCCGAAGTGAAAGCACAACCTACTGATGTACGTTCTTTGGCTCTTGAAGAACTAAAACGCCGTAGAGGTCAATAATGGATTTCTCAAAACTTACAGATAAAGAGTTAGAGGCAATCTCCTCTGGTGATCTATCTTCTTTGTCTGACAAGACTTTGAGAATGCTTGCCGGAGAGACTGAGAAACTCACCGTGTCTGATAAAGAACAGATGCGTAAAGAGTTATTCACGCCTCCTAAAGACATTGGCATGGTTCCTGGCAACTTGTCAGACCTTCCCCGTCAACTTGGTTTGACTGCTCGCGCTGCGATTACTGGTGCGACTGCACTTCCGGCAATGGGTGCTGATGCTCTTACCGGACTGATTAACTTGATTGCTGGTAAGCAAGTCATGCAACCCACCTCTCAGGCTTTGCAAAGTCTGATGACGCAAGCTGGAGTGCCTGAACCCAAGACTGCACAAGAGCGTGTGGTTCAAGACATTGGTGGTGCAATGTCTGGTGTTGCTGGTCCTGGTCTGTTGGCTGGAAAAATGGGTCCGATGGCTAAAGAGTTCTTCATGGGAAGTCCTCAAGCCCAAGCCGCTGCTGCGATTGGTGGTGCTGCCGCTGGTGGTACTGCAAGAGAATCTGACCTCGGACCCGTTGCACAGACATTAGCCGCGATTACAGGCTCTATCGCCCCAGGTGGTGTTACGGCTACACAAGCACTCGGACGAGGCGCTAAAGAGGCTGTAAGACCCTTTACTGAGGCTGGCAGAGAGGTTATCACTGGTAACGTGCTTCGCTCTCTTGCGCGTGATCCTGAAGCGGCTATTAAAGCGGCTGAGTCTTATCAAGCAAGGGTTCCTGGTTATCAACCTACCACTTCTCAAGCGACCCGTGATCTTGGGATAATCTCTGCTGAGACTCCGATTCGCTCAATGGCGTCTATGGGTCAGTTTGAAGCTCAAGCGTCTGCTGCAAACCAGGCTCGATTGAAAATCCTTGACCAGATGGCAAAGGACAAAACGGCTCTGGAAGGCGCGATTAAGAAGCGTGACGAAGTTACTGCTCCTTTGCGTGAACAAGCGTTTGCCAATCCTGTTGATGAGACTGCATTTAACACTGCGGTTTATGAGAATGTCCTTGGAAAGATTGATGCGATTTCTGCCTCTGATGTTGGGGCAAGAAAGACCGTTCAAAAGGCGATGGACTTTGCTCGTCAAACCGTAGAAGGTGGGTTGGGTTCACCGACTCGTCTGTATGAGGCTCGGAAGGATTTGAGGGACGCTGCACAGGGTCTTTTGGATAAAGAAGGGTCAGCATACAGTCTTGCGAAAAAACAGCTTGAAGAAGTGATTAGGGCTGTTGATGACGCGATTGAATCTGGTGCGCCTGGATATAAAGACTATCTCCAGAAATACGCCACCTCTAGCCGTGGAATTGAGCGTTTGGAAGCCGCACAAGAGTTCAGGGGTAAGGTTCTCTCAACGACTCCCGATCCTTCTCGCATTGGGGACTTCTTGATTTCTCAGCCTGCGTTTACTCGCGCAATTCGTGCTGCTGAAAAAGACACTGACCTGTCTAAAACTCAACTCGCCGTGTTGAAGCGAGTGGCTGAAGACTTGGACTCTGGTGTTTTAAATCGTGCTGGTAAGGTTCCTGGCTCGGATACTTTTAAGAATCTGAGTACAGCGAACATAATCGGTGGGGTGATTGGTAAGCAGATGTTTGGCGAAGTCCCTGCCGCTGTGAACAAGACTGTTGCGCCTCTTAACTGGTTGTATAACGGCACAGACGATCAGATTCGAGAGTTGCTTGTGAGTGCAATGCTTGATCCTAAGTTGGCTGCTGATTTGATGAAAAAGGCAAACGTGATGACTGTTGAGCCTTTGAGTCAAGCATTGAAAAAGAAAGCAATCGCCGCTGGTTATGGCGCATCCTTTGGTTTAACGGAGTAAGACAATGGCAAAGACAAAGATTTCTGAGTACAGCACAACTGCTGGCAATAACACTGACATTAACTCAATTAACATTGCGGAAGGCTGCGCGCCCAGTGGTATCAACGATGCCATTCGCGAATTGATGCGTCAGTTAAAAGAATTCCAAACTGGAGGTGCTGGTGACTCTGTGAACTCTGGAGGGGATTTCTCTGTTGCTACTAACAAATTCACAGTCGCGTCTGCCTCTGGTAATACGTCTGTCGCAGGGACTTTGGGAGTTACTGGTGCGGCTACTTTGTCGTCTACCTTGGCTGTCACTGGGACAACGACTCTGACGGGTGCTTTGGTGGCAAACGGAAACGCCACTCTTGGTGATGCTTCTGGGGATACGGTAACGATCAAGGGAACTCCTACCCTGGAAGTGAATCCTACGCTCTCCGGCGGCACTGCTAACGGTGTACTGTACTTAAACGGCTCTAAAGTTGCTACCAGCGGGTCTGCGCTGACGTTTGATGGCAGTGCTTTAACAATTACCAGTGGCAGTCTCAATCTGGGTTCTGGTGGAGCAAATGGATTTATATCCGGCAACACATGGTACGGGATAAGTACCGGAGATTGGAATTTCCAAGCAGGTAACGGTTCGCAGCAGTTTGCTTGGAAAAATAGTTCCGGAGGCGATTGGATGCGCCTGACCAGCACTGGTTTGGGTATTGGGACAAGTTCGCCTCTGGCGAGACTGCATGTAAGAGGGGCAACAAACGGCAACTTGTTGGTTCGTGGTGGCTCAAGTGCTGCAAGCGGTTTAACAGGAACGGCACTGTCCAGCATTAACGATGCAGCAAGTGCGACAGCTTCTTTGACGCTTGAAGGCACTGACTTCAATTTTGTTCAAAACAACGCTGTCACTGCTGTGCTCAACTCCTCCGGCAACCTCGGCTTGGGGGTTACTCCTGACACAGGCGCAAAAGTTTTGGCCATGGGTAATGCAACAGCTCCCTCTACAAACATATTAGGCGGTCAACTTTATGTAGAAGGTGGCGCATTGAAATTTCGCGGTTCTTCTGGAACTGTGACAACCCTTGCTAACGCTTAAAGGAAACATCATGACTATCACCTGGAAAATCTCTCAACTGGATCGCCAAACCTCTGACGGTTTTATCACCTGTGCCCATTGGAACGCAACCGCTGTGGATGGTGAGTATTCTGCCTCTATTTACTCTACCTGCTCATGGACGGGTACTCCTAGCACTCCCTACGCTGAAGTGACGGAGCAAGAGGTTCTGGGCTGGTGCTGGGCATCGGGTGTCGATAAAGAAGCCACTGAAACCGCTCTGGCTACTCAGATCAATCTCCAGAAGAATCCTGTGACTGCTCAAGGTGTGCCGTGGTGACAAACGTGGAAGCTCGTTTAGACACGCATGAGCAAGTCTGTACGCATCGCTACGAACAGATCAATGCTCGTTTGAAGCGTATTGAGAACATCATGATTAAGGTCGCAGGGGTAATGCTCTGCGGCATGGCTGGTGTTATCTGGGCGTCTATCTCTAAGGTTTGAAGTGAGTGTTAGACCCAATTTCTTTGATGATGATGGCATCCAGTGCGGTGTCAGCAGTCAAGAAGGGTTGTCAACTTTACAAGGACATAAAGAGCGCAGCGGGTGATGTGTCATCCGTCCTTAAAGATATTGACAAACAATTCGCTGGAAGGAAAGTCTCCAAAGAGCAAGCTGAAAAGATCGCTGAGAAAAAAGCAGAATTCAAGGAAGCGGCTACAACCGACCCGAATGACGTGATCTCTCGAATTGGAAATCAGTTAGGAGACTTCTTTGACGCTTTTGACAAGATCGAGCAACTTTTTTATGAAGAAGAAAAACAAGCTCATCAGGTCTATGAAGGCGAGGATTCTGTCAGCAAGAGAGCACTTCAGAGGGTTTTGATTCGTTCTCGACTACAAATGATGGAGACTGAAATGCGGGAGATTATGATTTATCAATCGCCTCCAGAGTTGAAAGATTTGTGGTCAAGATTTGAGGTGATGAGAGCGCAGATCGGTCAGGAACAAAAAAGAGCCTGGGAGAAACTGAGGATCGAAAGACAAAAAGAAGCCGCTGAACAAAAGAAAGAGCGAGACTTTTACTGGGGAATTGGAGCATGGCTGATTTGCGGAACAATCGTATGGCTGTACCTAATGCTCCTCCTTTGGGCAATCGCTCGACACAGAGAAGGCTCGTTCTCTCTATGGTGGGTAACGTCATCCTGATGTTTGCTTTGCTGATGTGTTTGACTTTTGGAGGGTTTCTGTTCATGGACTATAAGATCGAAGAAGCCAGGGCGAGGAAGATGGATAAACGAGTTGTCGAACTTAGGAAACAGTTTGACCAAGGTTGCGAAAAATGAGGTGGTTGCTTCTTCTAATTCTCTTGTCTGGTTGCGAAGATCGCTATCGGTACAAGTGTCAAAACCCTGATTACTTTCAAAGCGCAGACTGTCAGCGTCCTAAGTGTCTGTTCACTCAACAGTGTTCGGATTATCTTGTAGCACCTATCTTGGAGAAGCAAGTTGTACAACAACAAAATCAACCGCCTTCTGACAAGTGAAGAAATTGAAGTCCGAGTTTGGGCTATCGTTGTCATCATTGTCACCGTGATTCTCGCGGGCATCGTTGGGTTTATGCTTTACTCGGTGACGTTCGTTACCCAACCGATCAAGAGCATGGCTCCTATCGACCAAGCCTACACAAAGATGTTGAACGACATTGTTCTGCTCATTGTGGGTGGTATCGGTGGCGTGATGACCAGAAAGGGCGTCCAAGCGGTGAGTGACAAACTGCACTCTAACCAGACGCCTCCTCCCGCGGCAACTCCAGCAGCAACTCCCGCGGTAAGTCCTGCGGTAAGTTCTTCATTGCCTAACTTCAACTGGATGGGGTTTACCAATCCCGCACTAGACGAAGAATGGCGTCCCCCTCCACCTCCCACGACTCCCCCTGATTACGTTGACCCTGCGAAAGAGGAAATCGCCGTAGAAAGAGCCGCTGCGAGGTCTGAAGCATGAAACCTAACCCTTGGCTCATCCTTGCGGTTTTAATCGCTCTGGGGGCGTTTTATGGCTACGGACACCACAAAGGTTGGACACAGCGCGATCAAGAGATGCAAGTAGAGATCGCCAAGAAAAACAACGAAGCAAGAAAAACCGAGCAGGAAATGACTCAGAAACTTGCAGAGACTTCTAACGCTCTAACGGAGGCAAACAATGTTGTCACTAAAAAACAAACTGCTCTTGACGCTGCTATTCGTGCTGGCAGGGTGCGGCTCCCGACCCCAAGTTGTGTATCAACCCCCCAAAGTGCCCCCACTCCCGCCGGGAATACAGAAACAAGAAGTGAACCTGACCGACCGACTAACGAAACTTCTGATGCCGACAGAGCAACCCTCGCAGCCATCGCAGAAATAGTCGCTCAAGGTGACAGGAATACCGCGCAATTAAATGCTTGCATCGATTCTTATACGAAGGTTATGGAGAGCATAAATGGTCAACGCTAATCAACTACAAAGACTAAAAATCGGTCCTGAGTGGGTCGATCCTTTGAACGAAACATTCGAGCGTTTTGGCATTCTTACTGCTAGACAACAAGCTGGCTTTATTGGGCAATGTGGACATGAATGCGGCAACTTCAAAGTCCTTGAGGAAAATCTAAATTATCGTGCGGCTACTTTGATGAAGCTATGGCCAAAACGCTTCCCTACACAAGAAATTGCAAATGCTTACGAAAAGAACCCTAAAAAGATCGCTAATATGGTTTACTCAAACCGCATGGGGAATCGTGACGAATCCTCTGGTGATGGGTATCGCTTTCGTGGTCGCGGGTGTATTCAGCTTACAGGTCACGCTAACTACTTCCACGCTTCAAAAGCTCTGGGAGTCGATTTTGTTATGGACCCCGATCTTGTCGGAACGCCTAAGTATGCTGCACTGACTGCCGGATGGTTCTGGTCAACTCACAAATGCAATGAGTTGGCAGAGGTTCAAGACTGGATTGGTCTAACCAAGAAAATCAACGGCGGAACGATTGGTCTTGCTGACCGAATCAAACACATCAACGAAGCACATGATGTGCTTCAGACGTAAACGTCAATCCTAGAACCCAGGCTTTTCCAATACTTGTATTCCTCGGTCTGGGTTTGCTTATCCAACACTTCAGCAACCTTGTTTTGAACTATTTGCTCACGGTTGATTTGCTTCTCTTTGATCTGTACTTGAGAAGGCATCGGGTGAAGTGTTGAATAAGCGATTTTCACATCAGTCCTGCGAACGGATTTTGTAGGTTGACCCAGGCTTTTCCAGTCCTGATTCTACACACTACCGACCTATTCACTCCATATTTAGCAGCGATCACCCTTGACGGACCTTCTGATGAACGGATTTCGTCAGCCATTTCCTGCGTTAGTTTGGCGTTTGTGGCTCTCTTGTATATCTGGATTTTTAAACGCCTTGTAGGGCTTTGTAGAGCCTTCCTGTTGCCTTTTTTCATGTGTTGTTTGGAATCGTTATAGGTCGTGTGTTCTGGATTCACACAAAGCCCATTCCCACACTTGGCGACATAGTACCCGTCCCTTAACTTTCCTCCAAGAAGCTCGGTAAACAGTCTGCGAACCGCGATCATCTTTCCTGCGTGAAACACTGAGGGAGTGCCGTTTGCACAGTATCCAGTCCACTCCCAACAGTCTCCGTCCTCAATGGTCCTCTCTTTTAGAGTTGTAATCGTGTGAATCTTTTGTTGTTTCATACCAAGCTAATATGTAAAGAATGACGGACAGGGCAATGATTAGCCCTATCACTAAAATGCCGATGATGAGTGCCAAGTTAATCTTGTAAGTCCTCGATCATCTTTCGATGTTTCTCTGGAACTAACCTTTTAACCTTTAGGTAAAGATTGTGGTCAGAATTGAAAGTTATATCGTCCTCACCATCGAAGATGTTTATATCGTAATCGTCTGCCAATCCCACATCAGGATCGCCCGGCTCAAACGTATAGAAAACTTCAACAGGACCGTCATCAGTTTCGTACTCAAAACTTCCGGTCGAGTACCTTAATGCGTCAATGCGTTTCATACTGTCCACTCCCTCTCGTTACGATTTTTGGAAGATTTGACAATGTTTCCTGTGAGTTTGACGAGACCCATCTTCTGAAGCTCTGGAAGACGCCTGGAAACCGCAGAACTCTCCAGACCAAGACGAGAGGCAATCCCGTCCTTTCCCATGGGTCCGTGAGTTGATAGGCAATCCACAATCATGGCGAAGTGTTTGTTTGGATTGACTTGTTCGGCAGCCTCGAAAGAGGTGACTGGATCGGTTGATCGTGCGCGTTTAAAAAGGTCAAAAAGTTTCATTGCTACTCCTAAAGTTTGAGGTACTCGCTGCGTCTGCAAACTACACTGATTTTCCCAGTGCAGTCTTTTGTGGTGCAAGTCACTAGCAGCATCCGCTTTCCCTCAGTTAAGTTTACTCGGTTTTTTGCTTTTCTGGAACTGCATTCAATGTTTCTTGTGCAGCTTTTTGTTGCCCAATTTTTTGAAGCAACAGGAAAGCCCCTGACTTAGTGGGAAGTTCTCCCAAGACGTTCATCAAGAACACGATTTGGTTTTCTTCAAGTTCAAGTTTCATTTTCACTCCTTATACCTTGTTTTCATCAAGACGATGATCTCCACACCAATCTGTCATGTAGACAACTGGATAGCCGTTCATTGTTGGTGCATGACGGCGGCAGCGACCAAGTTCATGCTGACCAGTATGACTTAAATGATTGGTTGGTTCTTTCTTGACAAACCAAATGCAGGTCTTGCAACGCATACCGGAAGACCGATGAATCCAAGGGTCAGCAGATTGCTTTGCTTTTTCTTTTAGGATGTTGTCTAATTTTTCGTGATGAGATTTTATTCTTTCATTCATCTCAACATATGGAGATACTTCTTCACGTTCAATCATAATTTCTCCTTAAAAAGGTACGGATTCGTCATCGTCCTCAAGTTTCGGCAAGCCTTCATATTCGGGCTTTTCCTTATTCTCTGGACGCTTCAAGATTGTCATTTCGCTACAAATTATTGAAGTTGAATTGATCTCCACCCCCTTCTTGTTTAGGTATTTTTCGTATTTGATTGTTCCCTCAACATAGACGAGTGCTCCCTTCTTCATGTACTGACCAACAATGTCAGCCAGCTTATCAAAGAAGGTTAGACGATGCCATTCTGTGCTCTCGATCAGATCGCCGTTCTTGTCTTTCCTGCGCGAGGTGGTGGCTAGAGTTGCGTTGGCAATGGGTTTACCTGCCGCGCTATAACGCACTTCAGGGTCTTGACCGACATTGCCTACTAGATGAACTTTACATACGCTTGCCATTTTTTTCCTTAATCTCATTGAGTTTCTGAATCATGTTTTCCAGGTCTTTTAAGAATGTCCTTACCTCATCCTCCATTTGTTTAATTTTTTCTTCGTCACGATGCAACCTCTTGACGAACAACTGAAGACCCTCTGGTGCTCGATCATCGAAACAGACGTAATCACACCATTTGCGACCAGTACAGCACATTTGCCACATCATTTGAGCCTGATGGTCTGGGTCTATCTTGTCGTTCAGAATCGAATCCAGGTGATTGTGAATCTCTTTACACTTGATCTCAATGAGACCGTGTTCTCCCACGAGACCATCAGGTGAGCATCCCGAAAACGGAATAGTCGGATGCTCGACCCAAGCGACTTGTTCAACTGAGGTGAGGTTTTCTGCTTCGTAAGCGGCTCTGGCGACTGGTTCAATTTCTGTTCCTCTTTGCATTGCGGCTGTGGTGAAAAACTCTGTTGGTTGTCCAGTCATTCGTTCGCAAAGTAACTGAGCCATGTACTTAGCCCGACTTGCTGACGCGCCTGATTTTGTTTTAGCCAGCAGGTCTGCCATGCGGGAGGCACTCACCTTGCCTAACCTGAGCAACTTCCATGCTTCGCTGCCTTGTTCAACCATTTGCAAGTGCTCCTACCAAAGTTCCCTCTTGCACTTCGGTCAGATCAAAGTCACGGCGCAGCTTGTCTGTGGTGTAGTTTCCGAGTTTGATTTGCTCAATCGCTTTTGACAGACGATTGTTGTCGATTGAAGGTTTCTTTCTGGCGACTTCATGCGTGTGTGCGTCTGCATCGTTATCACCCTCTGTGGGGATTGCAAACGTCTGAAACGCCATGTATTTATAGGCTGCTGACATGGCTTTGTTTGTTGCCTTGTCTCCGCTATCCATCGCTTCGCCAAAAGTCCTAGCGGTGTGTTTAGAGCCATCCTCTGCGGATACCAGATCAAACTCTGCCTCTACGGTGACATAGAACAAAGCTCCACCAGATTTTGAGGTACGTTCTTCACAAGTCCTGCCCAACATTCTCGGAACGATCACTAGACCATTCTGAGCCATGATGGAGGACAGGACGTTGTAAACAGCGTCAATGCCTCGGAACTTGTATCCAGCGCCTTGTGTGTTTGTTGAGGATTTTGCGATGCCAATTTTGCAGAGTTCTGCTTGGACTGCGTTGATTGCTTGATAGACTTTCATTACTACTCCTTTAACTTAAATTATCAATCATTTTTGACAGGTGAGTGATCTCATCTTGAAAAAACTTTACACGCGAATCATGGAACGCACAAAGCTCACGAATCTTTGACTCCAACATTCCAACTCGATAGGCAAGGCGGTCTGCTGCATTTCCGTCTGGATAGTGAATTTCTGAGGTTTGCTTGATCGAGTTAATAATAAATTCTGGACTCATTTTTTCTCCACTTGTTTAGACAATAACCAACGCTCCCCCAAGATGCGAACAGAACGAACCCAAGCGCGTTGATTGTGGCGATTCTGTTCTCTGGGTATGTAGTCAACATTAAAGAGCCTACGCACTGTTTTAAGGGCTTGTGTGTTCATTAGCCCCTCCATGCCAACATGACACCGATGGCGATCATGGAAAGGATTGTGACGATTGCTGAGACTGTTTCTTTCATTTGCTACTCCTTGTTAAAACCTGTTAAGGTCTGACAATCTTAACGACTTGTTAAGTATCTTGTCTAGGTGTTTTCCCTAATCCCGACTGATTTGTTAAGGTTACAATGTTAAGGCTGGTCAGAAACAGGGTTAGCGCCTGTCCGATCAATGTATCAGAGTGCAACAACCGGAAACTCTGCTTTATGAGGCTGACCAGCACCAACACGCATGGGGATTGAAAGTCGCCTTGGACGCGCTTAATGGGCCACAAACAAGGAACCACCAAATAGCGCTCAGTCCCCAGTCGTGTTGGTGAAGTTCAGATTCTGGAACGCTGCACCCATAGTGCAGAGGACCACACGGGCGATAAAGTAAACAGTCGTGTGCACCAACAACTTTAAGGAACACCATGAATTTGCAAGACGCCATCAAAATCGCTGGAAACAAGAGTAAACTTGCGACCCTTCTCGGGGTTTCCAGGGCTGCTGTTACTCAGTGGGACGAACTACCTGAGAAGCGTATCAACCAGCTCAAAGGTATCAACGAATGGCAAACGCATTTCAGTGGCGAACAGGACAAAGCTCAATCGCAGTCGATCTCCAGCGCCAGCGAGACAAGTCCACAATGACGAGTATTCGAAAGGACGATCCGAACAAAGAAGAAACAATCACCAAGTTCAGAAAGTCAATAACGATTCTTCCGTCAGTACATCGCTTGCCAAGTAAGGCAAAAATCTAGTACACTACAAAAAAGACGCTTGGCGGCGTTACTCAGTGGGGTTACACATGCTGTCTGCTGGTACTGAGCCAGTCCGCCAACACCGCAAGGTGAGACAGCAGGTGTAGCCCTTTTTTTTGGGCTTTTTATATGGCAGGCGATTGGATAAAACTTCAAAAGGACACTCCAGAAAAACCCGAGGTTCTTGCAATGGCAACCAGATTGGGAATAGACCCCGATGCCGTTGTCGGAAAACTCGTGCGAATTTGGTCTTGGTTCGACACACACACAGTTGACGGTAACGCACAGAGCGTGACATTTGCGTTACTAGATCGTATTTCTGGCGTGACAGGTTTTGCAGAACAAATGATGTTTGTTGGTTGGCTGGTTGAATCTGGATCAGTGATTACGCTGCCAAACTTCAGTTATCACAATGGTGAGACAGCAAAATCACGCGCTTTAAGCAAAAATCGACAAGAAAAACGAAGAAGTAACGCAAAAAGTAACGATGAAAGCGTGACAAATTCCGTAACAAATGCGTTACCAGAGAAGAGAAGAGAAGAGAAGAGTTATTCAGTATCTAAAGATACTGGCGACAAGTCGCCGATCACGACTGACGAAATTATTTTTTCTTATGGTGTCCCATTGTTAACAAATGCTGGTACACCTGATAAACAAGCAAGATCATTTCTTGGAGGCTTAAGAAAGTCACATGGTGATGAGGCTTTGGTTAACGCGCTAAGAGACTGCATGCGAGCCAAACCTTTACAACCTTTGGAGTGGTTGGCAAAAGCCTTACCTCCGCATGAACAAAAACCGAGGTTGAACAAGCAAGAAGCATTGGAGGCGTCAAACAGAGCCGTTGTCGAGCGTTTCCTAAAAAAGGAAGGTTTCGTATGAACTACCACGAAAAAATGCAATTTTCTATTCTTGTGAGTGATGCACTAGGATATTGGAAACAGGACATAAGCGAGTTTGCTTTAGAGGTTTGGTGGAATGGTTGCCGAAACTATGAATTTGATGACATCGCAAAGGCTTTAAGCCAGCATGCAACCGATCCAGACAAAGGTCAGTTTGCGCCGAAAGTTGCTGATATTGTCAGGATTTTGTCAGGCACTAAGTCTGATAGATCGTTAAGAGAGTGGAGCCGTGTCCACGAAGCAATGTCTTCTGTTGGGGCTTATTCTGATGTTGACTTTGGAGACCCTGCAACGCATGCTGCAATTAGAGACATGGGTGGGTGGCCAAAATTGTGCAGAACAGAACTCAAAGAACTAAGTTATTTGCAGCATCGTTTTTGTGAATTGTATAAATCACACGATGGACATACCAATGAAAAAATTAGCTTAATAGGTGATAGATCGCCTGATGAAATGTATTTAAAAAAAGGTCTAAAACCTCCAATGGCTGTTTTGATTGCAAATGCCAATCCATCAAAATTTGTTGGCGAATCTTTGTCAAATCAAATTGTTGACGCTTTAGGATGGGTAAAAAAATGACCAAGACTGAAGCTCATAACTTACTGGACATGGTGAAAAATGGAATCCTCATCGAATCGCACCGGATCAGAAAAGCCCTCATCCTCACCGGAGACATTCCCCACATACTTGGAAGACCTAGAAAACAGACTGGTGGAGCACTATGCGAGGATGGCAATCAACCACATCGAGCATTCGAGACACATGGTGAAGATTTTTCAGAAAGACTTTCCGACCCTTGGGGAAAGAGTAGCTAAACGACTGAAAGAATTAAATGACATTCATGATTAACTTCACAGTCTACGGCGAGCCTCAAGGCAAAGCCCGACCCAGATTCAGAAAGGTCGGAAACTTTGTCCAGACTTACACACCACAAAAGACAAAATCCTACGAAGACGAGATAAAGATGTTTGCCAAGGCAGCAATGGGCGCAACAGAGCCACTAGAAACGCCTGTGGAGGTTTTTTTATACATCAGGAATAGCGTACCAGCGTCATACTCAAAAAAACGCACTGAGGCTTGTTTATCTGGTCAAGAAAAACCAATTAACAAAACAGACATTGACAACATTGCCAAGGCTTTTTTAGATGGTATGAATGGAATTGTCTATAAGGATGATAGACAGGTTGTTGAACTTCATGCAAAAAAAACATACGCTGAGATTGCAGCAGTAGAGGTTTTGGTGAAAGAACATGGCTGAATTCAAACTCTACTCATACCAACAGGCTCACCAGACGATCCTAGACTTATTGCCAAGAATCAAAGCTAGATTGCAGTCTGGAAATGTGTTAACCTTAACAATCACAGAGGACAATAGAAGCCTTGACCAGAACGCAATGTTTCACGCTCTCATTGGGCAGATCGCTAAACAAGCGCAGCACATGGGGGCACATTGGGATTCTGAGACCTGGAAGCGATTGTTAGCACATATGTGGGCAAAAGAAACAGGAAGGCAAGCTGGTCAACTGGTGGCAAGTCTTGACGGAAAAGACATTGTTCAGTTGGGAATCCAGACAAGGAAGTTTAGTAAGCAAGAAGCAAGCGAATTCACAGAGTGGGTTTTAGCTTGGGGATCACAAAACGGAATCACTTTCAAGGAGTATTAAATGAGCATAGAAGCAATGAAACAGGCGCTGGACGCATACTGCAAAACTCTGCATCCACTTTGGAACACACGCATCAGCAGAACAGAAGCCGAGGGTTTTTTTGAGGCTGGATTTAAAGCGGCCATAGAGCAGGCTGAGAAGCAGGAGCCGATGGCATTAAAAATCTACAAACCGACACCACCACGGGGAGCCATTCCGAATGTCCGAGATGCAGAACTGCCTTGGGTGTACGACCAAGACCCGTCATCGGGCTATGTTGCATCCATGTGGGTCATACCTGTCAAAGCAACCCCACAACCACAGCAGAATAAGAAGCCATCGGAAGGCGGAGATTGCGATAGCCCTTCATGGTGCAAGCAATACGGAAAGTGCCATCGCAAGGTTGTTGGCGCTCCAACTCTTGCGAACTGCATTGATGAGAGGCATGAGCCGTGGGTATGGATGCCAGCCCCGATCAAAACCCAATGGGGACACGATATGGTCGTGGCTGACCTTGCCATCGACAAAGACCATACTGTGTCCGTTTACTGTGAGCGCGATCAGACGGAAAAGGTTGAAGCAATGTTCAATCGAGGTTGCTAATGAGACACGGCATCGACTACAAGAAAGTTCACTGCAAGGTTGGCGATAAGGTTCCGGTCTATCCCTTTTCATGGCTTGGCGAGCCTTTCGTGGGGGTTGTTGAGAAGGTCAAGATGAATCAATTTGGCAGGGTGAGCTACGTCATCGGCAAAAGAGAGGTGTTTGCTGAGGAGCTGTTGCCTGCGGTTGGTCAGCCAAAGTTAAAAATGAGAATCTCCAATGAGTGCTCACAAAATCCTGTCAAACAAGGCTGAAAGACGCCTGCAATGGTGGAAGCCAGAGGACGGTGCTTGGATTGATATTGTGTCGCTGATTAACGCTTTTCCTGACATTTCAAGAAATATCTGGTTGGCATCCCTTATAGGGTCTAAGGTCGGTTGGGAGCAAAGCCAAGTTAAGAGATTGCCTCTTGAGGGCAGAAAATACCGAACCCGCACAGTGGTTTTGGTAAGAAGTCTCAGGGATTGGCTACATCACTACAACCCAGGCAAAGAGGAAACTGTAAATAAACTGGTGGATGATCTCTTGACCGACTCAATGAGTTACCAAACCTTCCTTAAGGACCTGAGAACTCAGACCAGATTAAAGAGTGGTGTTAAGCGAGAGAAAAAAGAAAAAGAGAAAACAGAGAAAATCGGAAAGATAACAAGCCGAGAGGTTTTTAACGTATGGCATTAACTTTTGAAAAAGTTGTAATTGGAGATGCGACACTTTACCTCGGTGATTGCATGGACATTCTGCCAACAATAGAAAAGGTGGATGCGGTGATTGCTGACCCGCCTTATGGTTTAAACATTGCTGCGCAACCATTTAAACATCAAAGGATGAATGGCGCTGAAAAAAAAGATTGGGATGAAGCAGCACCTACAAAGTCAATGCTTGATGAAATACTGTGCAAAGGAGAAAAAGCAATTTTGTGGGGTGGAAATTATTTTCAGTTGCCACCTTCGCGGTGCTGGCTTGTTTGGCATAAACCAGATGGCCCTCAGTCGTTTAGCCGCGTTGAGCTTGCTTGGACAAATATGGATAAATTAGCTGGTTACTTTCAGTGGACTATTGCAGCTACAAACCCAGAGCGTGTTGGCCACCCGACACAGAAGCCACTTGCATTAATGAAATGGTGTATAGAACAAGCTGGCAACCCTGAAACCATCCTAGACCCATTCATGGGAAGCGGCACAACAGGAGTGGCGGCTATCCAAATGGGACGAAAATTTATAGGCATTGAGAGAGAGCAAAAATACTTTGAAATAGCTTGCAAACGTATAGAACAAGCCTCAAAACAAACTGATATGTTTATTCAACAATCAAAACAAGAGCAAGTAAGTTTTCTATGATGTATCCAAAAACTGAGTACATACGCAGTCAGAAACTCTTGAAAGCGGTGGCATCGTTAAGGTGTATGCACTGCGGAGCCAGCGAAGGCGTCCAGGCAAGTCACTCAAACTGGTCTGAACATGGAAAAGGACGCTCCTTGAAGGCAAGCGACATTTACACTGCTGCTCTGTGTCTCAGGTGTCACTTTGAAATAGACCAAGGCAGAGACTTAACAAAAAACCAAAGGAAAGAAATGTGGGTTAACGCTCACAAAAAGACCGTGGAGACTCTGGTTTTAAATCGGGAATGGCCCTCTAGTATTCCCGTACCAAAGGTGTAAAATCGACATGACTGGGACGCCCGAGTTCTCCTCTCACGCAGTTGCCTTCCCCAGTTGGGGGATGCGTCCCCCTTCTTTTTGAAAGGTTTATATGGCTGGCTTACTCGCTCCCGCAGAGGAGATCGTGATTGAAATCCAAGAGGCTGAGAAACCAGTCATTGAAGGATTGACCAAAGAATCCAACGAGAAAATACGTGACACTCTGATGGAAACTCAGATGCTCGGTCCGGAGAACACTCAGGAAGCAAACACCGAGTTCTGGCGTGGTTTGGCAAACGTCTGGCGTATCTCTCCAGATCAAGCAAAACGCCGTTTGTGCGCGAACTGTGAATATTTTGATGACGCTCCAGAGACTTTGGAAGCGATGGAAGTTGTCCCGCAAGACGAGTTCGATAAGGACGGTGGTGGTCGGGGTTACTGCCACAAATTCGAGTTCATTTGCCATAACCTTCGCGTTTGCAAGGCTTGGGAAAAAGACATGAAGGAAGATGATGAATAAAGCTCAAAAGAAAATCGGCAAGGTGATGGGCGAGTTCAAGTCTGGAACTCTCCATTCCGGCAAGGGTGGAAAGGTTGTCAAAAACCCCAAGCAAGCCATTGCAATCGCCATGAGCGAAGCCAAGATGCCGATGCGTGGTCAGCGTACAGCTACGAATAAGGCTAAAAAATGAAAGGCTTATACGCAAACATTCACGCCAAGCGTGAGCGTATTGAAAAACAAAAAGCCGCAGGTAAAACGCCTGAGCGCATGAGGAAGCCTGGAACGAAGGGCGCACCGACTGCACAAGCATTTAAGCAAGCCGCTAAAACAGCCAAAAAGTGATTCCAAAAAAACTGCACTTTGTTTGGATCGGTGACGAGTCCAAACGCCCTGATAAATGTATCGGGACATGGAGAGAATTGAACCCAGACTATGAGATAAAAATCTGGGGCAATGAAGAACTAAAACAACCTTGGTTCAATGCCAAGCATATGCAGTCGATGTTAGCCCACGAACTCTGTGGGGTCGCTGACATGATGAGATATGAAATCCTCTACAACGAGGGTGGAATCACGTTAGACGCTGATTCTGTCTGTCTCAGTCCCTTAGAAGATTGGTTGCTCAAACCCGCAGCATTCGCCCATTGGGAACAGGAAATCATGCGTCCTGGGTTGATTAACGTATCGGTAATGGGATCGGAAAAAGGAAACCCTTTCTTTGGAGAGTGTATTAACCGCCTCCAAAAGAAAGCATCGGTGATTGACAAGCGAGCCTGGGAGACAACCGGACCTGCTCACATCACGGAAGTTTTCAGGGAAACTGGGTACGATTTAACTGTTTATCCGACACATTACTTTACAAAACATCACTTCTCAGGAAAGATTTACAAAGGCAATGGACACTGTTTCGCAACTCAATTCTGGGGATCAACTCGTGGATATGACGGAATTGATTGAACTCAGGGATGGGTGGTGGTGGCCGAAACACGATAAAGAGGCTTGGAAGTGGATTCCAAGGGAGATTCAAGCCCTGCCAGAACTGCTTAAATGGGTTCCAGAGCGCGGAACAATCATCCAGGCAGGGGCTAACTGTGGGGTGTGGATTAAAGCGTACTCAAGCCTTTTTAACAAGGTTTATACGTTCGAGCCAAACGACCTGAATTGGGAATGTTTACTGAGAAACGTAAACGAGCCTAACGTCAACATGACGAAAGCCGGACTGAGCGACAGGATGGGTTACTGTAAATCGGTGGACGGAGAAGCTGAGAACTGGGGCGCGATGCAGATCGAGGAATCCGATTCTGGTATCCCGATGGTGACGATTGACTCACTTAACATTGACTGCGATCTCATCCAATTAGACGTTGAGGGATTCGAGGAAAACGCTTTGAAAGGTGCTTTTCACACAATCCAGAGGTGTAAACCTGTCATCATCATCGAACAAAAGCGACTCGGAAAAAACGGCATGACAGACGCTGAAATTGCTATAATGATCCAAGACTGGGGTTATTATTTCGCTGAAAGAGTGATCTCAGATAACGTTTTTATCCCGAGGTGAGCATGATAAAACGAGGCTCAGAGGAGTTTTCAGGTTATAACAAACCCAAGAAGACTCCGAATCACCCAACGAAAAGCCATGCTGTTTTAGCCAAGTCTGGTGACGAGGTTAAGCTTATCCGTTTCGGACAACAAGGTGTCAAGGGTAGTCCAGACGGAACGAAGCGTAACGAAGCGTTTAAGGCTCGTCATGCCGAGAATATTGCCAAGGGCAAGATGAGTGCGGCTTTCTGGGCAAATAAGGTCAAATGGTGAGATTATGGGACTACTAGAATGGCTGCAAGACCCTCGCCGTACTCAGGCGGTTCAAGGTATTGGTTCTGCAATTCAGAGTGGTCTATTAGGAATCCAGCAAGGACACCAAAGGTTTCAGGACTTACAGAAACAGGCATTTTCTGACCCGACAAACCCTGCAAGGGTAACTAACCCGCAAGCCATGAATGAACTGGCTCAGATGGGCATGGGATTGTTGAGTTTTGCGCCTGTTGGGATGCTTGCTCCGGCTAAGTATGTAGGAAAGCCGCTAGAAGGTTTGCCATCTAAAGTTGATGTTGGTGGCAAAGTTGAAGAATTTGGCACAGATCAGCGCCTGGTTGATTTGGCAAAAGAGTTAGTAGAGAAAAAAGGTTTTGTTTACAGTCCTCAGTTGAAATATGCCGAGGTTGATCCAGAACGAGCAAAGAAAATTGCTGATGCTTACAGCAAGATGGAGAACAATCCATCGGATCAAAAAGTCAAAAAAGCATACGATGCAATGATTGATGAAACAATGGCTCAATACGAGGCATTGAGGAAAGCTGGCTATAAATTCAACTTTATGCCGGAAAGTGGTGACATTTATGGAAATCCACGAAACGCAATCAACGACATTGTTCAAAACAAAAGATTGTCAGTATTCCCGACAGAGCAAGGATTTGGTGGTCCTTCCGCGGCAAAGGCAAGCGAGGCTAATCCTTTGTTAATGCGAATTGGTGAAAAGTGGGATGGCAAAGAAGTCACTGCAAACGATGTGTTTCGTGCTGTCCACGATGTATTTGGACACGCAAAGCATGGGGTAGGATTTCGCGCAGGTGGTGAAGAAAACGCTTTCCAAGCTCACGCAAGGATGTATTCTCCTGAAGCTCTACCCGCGGTAACGTCTGAAACCCGCGGTCAAAATTCATGGGTAAATTACGGTCCATTTGGAGAATTTAACCGTAAAGCAAGCCCAGAACTAACAGAGTACGCAGAACAAAAAACAGGCATCATGCCTGCATGGACATGGTTAGAAGGTTTGCTTAGATGATTGAACAAGTATTTATTGCAGTAACTGAACTTATCGCAATCTGGTTAATTCAAGACAAAAGAGATCATTACAGAAAATTTGCTTCTATTTTTGGTCTTCTAGGTCAGCCTTTTTGGTTTTATGCGTCATACACAGCAGACCAGTGGGGTTCGTTTTTTCTGTGCTTTTTCTTCACAGCAGCATGGCTTAAAAGCCTCAATGAATACTGGATAAAAGAAAAACCTCAGTTAACAAATAATCAATACTATGATTTGATCCTTGATGCTTTGGATAAGGCAACCGCGGAAAAAAAGTCTAATCTCGATTACAAAGACTACATTCGCAGAGTTCTCAAAGAAGCATTGAATGTGAAATAAATCCAGATGCCTGTTAAACTACGGGTATCTTAACAACGCCAACGAGCCGTAAGGAATTGGTAAGAAATGAAAAAAGTAGAGAGCGGAAATTCTGCTAACCTGACCAACCGAGGCAGAGGAAGACCCAAGGGAGTGCCTAATCGGTCCACCATTGAGTTTCGAGAGACTATTAGTGCTCTGCTATCGGATAACTCTGAAAACGTCCAGAAGTGGCTTACAGACGTTGCAAACGGAAATGAAGATCGCAAGCCTGATCCTTACAGGGCTTTGGACTTACTGGCTAAACTTGCAGAGTACGCAGCTCCTAAACTGTCACGGACTGAAATGACAGGACCAGAGGGTGGAGCGATACAGATCAGCGGCATTTCAATCAATCTGAAACGTCCGAATGAATCTTGAACTAGACTTCCCTGAGAAGCTAGATTTCTTATTTGAGCCTCACCGATTCAAAATCCTTTACGGAGGAAGGGGATCGGGTAAGTCTTGGTCTGCTGCCAGGGCACTTATCGCTATCTCACTTCAAAAGCCAACTCGCATTCTCTGTGCGCGTGAACTTCAGAACTCAATTTCTGATTCTGTTCTTGCTTTGTTAGCTGACCAGATCAAAGCGATGGGGCTTGAGTCCTTATTCGACATTCAGAGAACAGCGATTTACGGAGCGAATGGTTCTGAGTTTTCTTTCGTTGGATTGAAACATAACGTCACCTCCATAAAATCCTATGAGGGTGTAGACGTCTGCTGGTGTGAGGAAGCGCAAGCAATCTCAAAGGTATCATGGGAGACTCTAATCCCCACCATTCGAAAGCCAGGCAGTGAAATCTGGGCAACATTTAACCCCGACCTGGACACTGATGAAACTTTTAAAAGGTTTGTACTTAATCCTCCTCCTAACGCAGTTGTCAGGAAAGTTAACTGGTCGGACAATCCGTGGTTTCCGCAGGTTCTTAAAGAAGAACTAGATCACTTAAAAGAAAAAGACCCTGATGCCTACCTTAACGTCTGGGAAGGGCACACCAGACAGATGCTGGATGGTGCTGTCTACGCTCAAGAGTTAAGACAAGCCCAAGAGCAGAACAGGATCATTGACCTCATCATTGACAAGACCATTCCGGTTCAAACCTTCTGGGACTTGGGATGGGCTGACATGACGTCAATCTGGTTTGTTCAGGTGATCGCCGGTGGTGAGGTTCGAGTTATTGACTTCTACCAAAACTGCCAAAAGCCGATTGACCACTACGCCCAGGTTCTTCAGGACAAGGGATATATCTACAAAGACTGGTGGCTCCCTCACGATGCCGAGCATAAGAACATGACCGGAAAGAGTGTTAAGGACATTCTAGAGGGAATGGGCAAGCCTATCCGAATCACGCCTAAACTTTCTGTGGCTGACGGAATTAACGCTGCTCGAATGTTGCTTAACAGGGTATTCTTTGACGTTAATCGCTGCGCTGATGGTCTTCAGAACTTGAGACATTATCGGTATGACGTTGATCCGAATACTAAGATGTTCTCGAACAAACCTTTACACGACCAGCACTCACACGCTGCCGATGCTTTCCGCTACCTTGCGGTTGGACTTGATGAGAGTCCGAAGTGGGGTTCTTCTATTAACAAACCTCCGAAATGGATCGTCTGATGTATTTACTTAAACAAGGGGACATGGTTCCATCCAAGCGTGTTGACGCACTCGAACAACGCATTGAAATGCTTGAAAATATGGTAAAGGCATTACAATCGGAACAAAAGCCCAAGATGGGCAGGCCACCGAAAGGCACAAATGAGCCAAGAACTGAAAGCGATAATTGAATCCGAGATTGACAACGCTCTTGGATACTTAGAAACCGAAACAACGATCCAACGCGAGGATGCTCTAAGGGCTTACCTCCGTCAGCCTTATGGAAATGAGGTGGAAGGCAAGAGCCAGATCGTTACCGGAGAGGTCGCTGAAGCCATTGATGGTGCTCTGCCATCTCTTGTTCGCATTTTCACAGGCTCTGATGAGGTCGTAAGATTTGACCCTCGCGGTCCTCAAGACGAACAAGCTGCCAAACAAGCTACTGATTACTGCAACTGGGTTCTTCAACGAGACAACGATGGAACCTTGATTCTTCACGACTGGTTTAAAGACGCTCTCCTTCAAAAGGTCGGAGTGGTCAAAGCGTATTGGGATGAGTCTGAGGATATTACGCGAGAGAAGTATCAGAACCTGACCGAAGACGAATTGGCTATGTTGATGGCTGATGAGTCAATGGAGATTGTCGAGCAAGACACCCAGACTTTCCCTGTTGTTGGACCGGATGGACTTCAGCCTATCGGACCGGATGGGATGCCTGCCACTTATTCAATCTACGCTGTTACTGTTCAAAAGAAAACCAAGACAGGCAAGGTTGTCGTTGAGAATATTCCTCCCGAGGAATTCTTGATCTCGAAACGAGCAAAGAACATCCAAGACTCTCCGTTTGTCGCACATCGCCGATTGATGACTCGTTCTGATCTTGTAGCGATGGGGTTCTCTAAGAAGATCGTAGAGGGTCTGCCTGCGTCTGATTCTCTGACCTACACACCTGAGCGTCTGGCTCGATTTGACAACGGTGAGATTCCTGATGACATGGCATCCTTGGATACTTGGATGCAGACTGTTGAGGTTTTTGAGTGCTATATCCGCAAGGGTACGAAGCGCGGCATTGCCCAACTCAAACAGGTTTTCTACGCCGGAAACGAGATTCTGAGCGAAGAAGACAGCGACTATATCCCGTTCCATTCTTTGTGCCCGATTCCGATTCCGCACAAGTTCTTTGGTAACTCTCTCGCGGATAGGACTGTTGATCTTCAGCTCATCAAGACAACGATCACCCGTCAGATGCTGGACAATATGTATCTGACCAACAACAACCGAGTTGTAGCAGTGGATGGTCAGGTCAATCTGGATGATCTCTTGACGTCTACCGCAGGTGGCGTGATTCGAGTCAAGTCTCCTGGTGCTGTCCAACAGTTGGCAATTCAGAACATGGCTGCTGGCTCGTTTCCGATGCTTCAATATCTGGATCAAGTTCAACAGAAACGCACCGGAGTGACGGACGCCTCTCAAGGTCTTGATCCTTCTATCCTTCAGAACGTGACTGCCGCTGCGGTTGCCTCAATGCAACAAAGTGCCGCAGGTAAGATTGAGATGATCGCTCGAATCTTCGCAGAAACGGGCGTTAAATCGCTTTTCAAGGGAATCCTGCATCTACTATGCAAGTACCAAGATAAACCCCGTGTGATCCGTTTACGGGGCAATTATGTGGCGTTTGACCCTCGGGAATGGTCGAATCAGTACGATGTAGACATTAACGTGGGGCTCGGAGCCGGAAATCGTCAAGAACAGATGGCAATGCTCTCGATGGTTCTCCAGAAACAAGAGCAGATGCTGGCGCAATACGGTCTGAACAATCCTCTGGTGAGTTTGGGTCAGTACCGAAACACTCTGGGTCGGATGGTGGAAGCCGCAGGGTTTAAGGATTCTGCTGAGTTCTATAAACCGATCACGCCTGAAGTTGAGCAACAGATTGCCCAACCGCAACAACCTCAAGTTGATCCGGTGGCACAGGCTGCGATGGCAAAGGCTCAAGCTGATATTCAAGTCCAGCAAGCCAAAGCACAGGCAGACATTCAGTTGGCAAGGGAGAAGGCTGCGGCTGACCTACAACTCCAACAACAGAAATTCATGGCTGAGATGGAGATGAAACGTCAGGAATTCGAGGCTGAAGCGCAACTCAAAGCAATGAAAGTTGGTGCAGGCATTACCTCAAACATTGAAATTCCAGGCTAATCATGGCTAATACTCCAACACTTTCTGATGTTCTGTATGCCCTGAAGATTACGACAGGGAAACAACCATTTGATGCCAAGTATGACGTCAATGGTGATGGCAGTGTAAACACAGCAGATGTGATGGGTCTTCAGAAGGCGTATTTGGGCAAAGACCCTGGTTTTGCCTTTGCTGGAGATGGATTTCTCTCTCCGTCTACTAAGACTGCCGCAGATTACGCCGCTGAGAATCAAGCCAATCAAGAGCGTATTGCAGCAGAGCAAAAAGAAACTGAACGCCGACAGACTTTGTTGGCTGACGCACAGAAGATTTATGGGAACGTCACTCCTGAGTTGGTGGCAAATAATCCTAATCTGACTCCGCAACAGTTAGCCAGCCTTGCCACGAAGAACTACTGGTCAAACGAATCAGAGGCTTTTTCTCGCGTAATGGCGGGAATGGAAAACGGAAAAACCAAGCTAGAAACGCAGTCTTTGGGGACAGATGAGTTTGGCAATGAGATGACCAGACTTGTACTAACGACTAAAGAAAATCCTGGTTACGACACGATTGAACTAAGACCCACCTCCCAGCCTGGTGTTTATCAGTTTGGAACGCCTAACCAAGTGGCTGGTGGAACGATCCAAGGTGTTATCCAAGCCGATCCAGCAAAAGGCACATACACACCGATTCAAGACTACACAAAACAGGTTGTTTATACGCCTGGACAAGGTGGTGGATTCTTGGGTTCAATGATTGGCTCTTTGGGTGACATTATCAAAGAGTTAGGACCAATCGCAACGGTTGTTGGTAACGCAATCGCCCCAGGTCTTGGGACTGTTTTGAGCGTAGCAACTGCGATTGACGAAGGCGCAAACCCTGCTGACATTGCTAAAACGATTGCAATCGCAGAGGGCGTGAATCAGCTTGGTGTCTCTAGCGATGTTTCTCAAGCAACAGGATCGCAAGCGGCTGGACAAGTGGCTGCGGGAACTGTGCAGGGATTGTTGTCTGGTCAGAACTTAGAAGATGCTTTAACCTCTGGGTTAAAAAGCGTTAGACCAGCAAATGAGTTTGAGGCTGAAGTTAATCAGGTGCTCGATTTACCAGCAACACAAGAAACTCCAATATCTGGTCAAGACTTAGCCGCTGACAACATCACCGGAAACACAGCAACCAATGTGATAACTTCACTGGTGACTGATGCGATAAACAATGCGGTTACTGGTCAAGATTTGGCTGCTGACTCTGTTACTGGAAATACTGTCAACGACATTGTGACCGCGATTGTTGCGGACGCCGTAAATAATGCCGTTTCTGGTCAAGACTTGGCGGCAGATTCAGTTGCTGGAAACACCGTCCAAGACGTCATCACCAACCTGGTGAACAACATCGCAATGGATACTTTGGTGTCCGGTCAAGACCTAGCTGCCGATTCCATCACTGGAAATACGCTTCAGGACGTCATCACGACATTGGTGAATACTGGAGCAGACACTCTGGTTTCTGGTCAGGATTTAGCCGCTGATTCAATCACCGGTAATACTTTGCAAGACGTTATTACTACGCTTGCGGATAACATCGTAACTGGAACTGATACGATTGGCACGACAAGCGACACTATCGGAACTACAAGCGATACGATTGGCACGACAAGCGACACTCTTTTGTCTGGTCAAGATTTGTCTGCGGATACGATCAGCGGAAGCACTCTACAAGACATTGTTAACGTTCTGAATCAAGATACTGTTTTGTCTGGGCAAGACCTGGCATCCGATTTAGGAACTGGTACAGCAAACACACTTGACGATATTACAAAAGCACTTTCTGGTGAAGGCTCTCTCATCACTGGTCAAGATTTGGCGTCTGACTTAAAGACTGGAACGGCAAACACGCTAGACGATATTTCGATTGCATTGGCAACCGAGGGAACCGGATTAACTGGTCAAGACCTGGCTGCTGATAACACTGCCGGAAACACTCTGACTGATATTGCCAATGTCGTTACGACAAATAACGACACAGGTGGTGGAGCAACCGTTGATGACGTCATAAAAACGCTCTCAGACGTTGCCAAAGTAGCTAGTATTGTTGGAGTTGCTGATAATGTCATCAATACTGTGAACCAACCAACTCAAAGGACTGGATTCGATATTGTCCCAGTCCCGACAGATTGGAAGTCTCCGGTTTATGACCAGAGTTTCACCCCGATTGATTTGAACTCAATTTTGGACAATATTAACCGACTGCAAAACACTCAATGGGCTACCCCAAGAACATACGGCGGTGCGTATATGGGGACTCCTGTTAATATTAGTGACATTGTTAACCAGATCATGGGCGCAGAGTTGACGCCTCAAGCCATGCCATCGAATATCACAAACGCAGTCGGAGGAATCCTTGGATCGTCCACAACTCGCTAAGAATCTAATCAATGACGATTTCTTCAAAGAGGAAATGGATCGTTTGCGCCAGGCAGAGATTAACAATATCTTGAACTCTCAGCCTGACGAACAAGACAAAAGAGAGATTGCATACGTTAAGATAAATGCAATACAATCAGTATTAACACATTTTGAGTCGATTGCTAACACAAAGTTAATCGAACAAAAGAAATGGAAAATCCTCTAACGAGGCGGTGGCACACCGTTTGTGCTGACAATTTGGGAATGAAATGAGCGAAAACACGACTCCGCAAGGAAGTGTGCTGACGGTGGACGGAGCCGCAAACGCATTTCTTGGAATGATGGATTCAGCAGAGGAACCCACTGGGCAAACCGAAACTGAGGAAATCTCCGAGGAAGCTGGCGAGGCTGTCGAGGATGAGTTGGTAGAGCATGAAGAAGTTGAGACAGAGAAACCTAGCACTTTTAAGGTCAAAGCGGCTGGCGAAGAACGCGAAGTGACTCTTGAACAGCTTATTGAGGGCTACCAACTTGGACAAGACTACACCAAGAAAACCCAAACGCTTTCGGAGCAACGCAAAGAGGTGGAAGCCGAACGTGCGAAGATTGAGGAAGCAAATAAACTTCGAGATCAATACGCCCAACGTCTGCAAATGATGGAGCAATTCCTCCAGCAACAGACCAAGGGTGAAAACTTGGAAGCTCTTAAAGAGACTGACCCCATTGGTTATGCCGTAAAGGTTGCTGAACAACAGCAACGCAAGGAGCAAATGGCGGTTTTGAAAGCCGAACAGCAACGCATTGCCCAACAGCAACAAGCCGAGCAGTCCGAGCGTTTGAAATCTCACATTGCAGAGGAAAGCTCTAAACTAGCTACCTCGATTCCTGGTTACGCTGACCCGAAGCAAGGCGATCAAATTCGGCGAGACATTCGCGAATACGCTAAGTCGATTGGATGGACAGATCAAGAGTTAGCCAACATATATGATTCTCGCGCTGTGCTCAGTTTGTATCAGGGCATGAAGTACGCCTCATTGCAGAAGGCAAAACCGAACGTAACCAAGAAGGTTACTGAGGCTCCTAAAACAATGAAATCAGGTGTATCTCAAAGCCGCGATGTGGATTCTGAGCAGCGTAAAAAAGCTATGGCGCAGTTGAAACGTACAGGAAATGTGCGTGATGCTGCAAACGCATTTGAACGCTTTTTGTAAGGAACAAAAATGGCTACCTATCAAACCTATACCGCTATTGGTCAGCGGGAAGACCTTTCCGATGTTATCTATAACATCTCCCCCACCGATACCCCGATCATGTCATCGGTTGGTAAGTCCAAGGCAACCGCCGTTTACCATGAGTGGCAAACTGACTCGCTGGCTGCTGCCACGACCAATAACGCCGCTGTGGAAGGTGATGACGCCACTGATGCAACGATGAGTCCCACGACTCGCCTGGGTAACTATACACAGATCGTTCAGAAGACCGTCAAAATCTCCGGCACTTTGGACGCAGTGGACAAAGCTGGTCGCAAGTCTGAAAAGGCTTATCAACTGGCTAAAGCCTCTGCCGAGATCAAGCGCGACATTGAAACCATCATTTCGGCTAACCAAGGCCGTTCTGCTGGTAACTCGTCTACCGCTCGCAAGTTGGGTTCGCTGCTGTCTTGGATCACCACCAATAGCTCGGTGGGCACTTCCGGTGCTGACCCCACGACCATCGGCGTTTCGACCCGTACTGACGGCACTGCCCGTAGCTTTACCGAAACCATCCTGAAGGATGTTATTCAGCAGGTTTATTCCTCTGGTGGCAACCCCAAGATTCTGATGGTTGGCGCATATCAGAAACAAGCAGTTTCTGCTTTCGCTGGTATCGCTGCACAGCGTTACATGGCTCCTGGCAATGAGCCTACCACCATCATCGGCGCTGCTGATGTGTACATGAGCGATTTCGGTACGGTTTCTGTCGTGCCTAACCGCTTCATGCGTACCCGTGACGCTCTGGTGCTGGACCCTGAGTACGCTGCTCTTGCTTATCTGCGTCCGTTCGCCACGAACGAACTGGCTAAGACTGGCGACAGCGAGAAGACTCAGATTCTGGCTGAGTTGACCTTGGAAGTCCGTAACGAGGCTGCCCACGGTATCGCTGCTGATTTGGCTGTTGCCTAATCTAAATGGGGGGCTAATCACCCCCCTTTTTTTATGAAACTTGTCGCAGATAACGCTGGTAAACAAACACTCTTTCACTCGATTGACGGAAGTGACGTCCTAGAAGTCAGGCAAGACGTTTCACAGATCATCGAGCAAAATAAAGCCCAATACAACGCTATCGACGAACGAGCGAAGTGGGGCGAACTGACAAAAATTGCTTCTCTCCCAATGGTAGTCATTGATGACCTTAACAAAAAGGGCATAATGCGAGGGTTTGCGGTTATGGACCAACGAGGCTTTAAGGCTTTCTTGAATGATCCAGATAACCGTTTCTTCAGAACCCGACCAGGAGAAGTATGAATATTGCAATCTGTGTTCCCTGCCGTGATACCGTCATGGCTGGCTTTGCTTTTGACTTAGCCAAACTCTGTGCCTTTGATGGTGTCACGCGATGCTCTAAAGGCGGCTCCCTGCGGATTTATCAAATGCCTGGGACACTGATATTCAACCAACGCCAAAAACTCGCTGAGACTGCTTTAGCTGACGGTGCTGACGCGATTCTCTGGATTGATTCGGACATGAGATTTCCGAAGGATTCACTCCAGATCATGTTAAGCCGCGAAGTCCCGATTGTGGGTGTGAACGCAACGACTCGAAGAAAGCCTGTTGAGCCGACAGCACTTGATGCTGATGAGAAGACGAATCAACTTGTAAAGGTTTTCTCAAAGGGTAAAGAGGGACTAGAGCAGATTGTCGGTGTTGGATTTGGAATGGTGTTAACCAGAAAAGAGGCTTTCAATTTACCCAAGCCTTGGTTTTGGTTTGAGACAACGGCAAAAGGTGGTTTAGTTGGTGAAGACATTTATTTTTGTGCGAAGGCATGGGATAATGGGATACCAACATACGTTGACCATGAATTGTCGATGCACATCCGACACATAGGAACGTACGAGTATGGATGGGATGATCTATGATTTCTACATATTCAGATTTGAAAACAGCGATTGCTAATTACTTGGCAAGGACTGACCTCACAGATCAAATTCCCGACTTCATTCGTTTCGCAGAGATTCGCCTGCGCCGTGAGTTGCGAATCCGTCAGATGTTGAAGACTGTGACCACTTCCACGACCGGAGGTGATTCAACTGTTGAACTGCCTTCTGATTTCCTAGAAGTGCGGGATTTTGTTGTTGACACGAATCCGATTCAACCTTTGACCTACTCCAGTCCTTCTACGTTCTCTCGGAACTCTCGCCGTACAGAGAGTGGCAAGCCGATTGATTACACAATCATGGCTCTGGAGTTTGAACTCGCTCCGACTCCAGACAGCAATTACACACTTGAACTGCTGTATTTTGCTGCGCCGACTTATCTGAGTGATTCCAATACGAGCAATGTTTTCATGGCAAACGCGCCTGACGCTTTGCTGTATGCCTCCCTCCTTGAAGCTGAACCCTACATAATGAACGATGCAAGGATTCAGACTTGGGGGTCTATGTACAACCGAGCAATCGAAACGCTGAATATCTCCGACCAACAAGGTCAGTATTCTGGCGTCCCTCTCGCAATGAAAGTTTCACTGAGGTAAATCATGGCTGAAATGTCCAACTATCTCGAAAATGCGCTGATTAACGCAACTCTGAGAAATACATCCTATACAAGCCCGACAACGGTTTATGTCGCACTTTATACGAGTGACCCGACTGATGCGGATACCGGAACTGAGGTTTCTGGTACTTCCTACGCTCGTCAATCGGTGACGTTTGGCTCTCCTTCTAACGGAGTGTCTACAAATTCAGCCGCTGTGGAATTCCCGCAAGCTGGAGGCTCCTGGGGTACTGTGACGCACATCGGAATCCGTGATGCTTCTACGTCTGGAAACCTGCTGTATCACACTGCCTTGGATGCTTCTAAGGCGATTGCAACTGGTGATGTGTTTCGTATCGCCTCTGGCTCACTAAGCGTAACACTCGCGTGAGATGGCTGACCTTCTCCCACCGTGGACACTTGACTCTCTTGATAACTTAAAAGCGAGTCTTGATGACCTGACGCTTTCGTTAGACAGTGAGTTATACGAAACGTCCGTCACGCTGTGGGATGCTTACGGATCGGTCAATGCGACTGCATCCGTAAGTTCTGGTTCTAGTGTTATCTTCGCCGGAGCGGGTTCTGTATCCTGCTCAGCATCGGTTTCATGTGACGCTCAGATTGTCAAACCAGCATCTGCAAGCATCACTTGTGAAGCCACCGTCACCGCATCGGCAACCAGGGTTCAATTTGGTTCTGCTTCAATCACGGCACAGGCTGATGTAACTGCCTCGGCTCAGATCGTTAAAGACGCTGCTGCCTCAATATCTTGTTCTGCAACCGTCACGGCGAATGGTGGGTTACTTCTTGCAGGTGATGCCTCGATTACCGCAAGCGCAACGGTAAGTGCAGCCGCAATCCGTGTAAGGGATGCTGTTGGGTCTATAACGACCTCCGCAAGCGTTTCTTGCGAGGGGATAAGGGTTAGAGACACATCGGTAGAAATAAACGCTCTGGCGACTGTTTCCGCAAACGGGACGGTTATCCTTGCGGGTGTTGGATCGGTGAGTTGTCTTGCTACTGTGGTTTGCGATGGCAGACGCATGGGGGATAATTGGTCAGACGTTTCAGAGAGCGATAACTCATGGACTCCGATTTCTGAGTCTAACAACGACTGGGCTGAAATCTCTGTGGGAACGAATACCTGGACACCTGAAGGAACTGGGTCGAATACATGGACAAGCCAATCTCAAAACAGCAATGTTTGGCTTTTGCAGGGGTAAATGATGGCAACACAACGAATTCAACTGACTGAATGGCTACCTGACCAGCCTGGTATCTCTGGTGCTTTGACAGACGCAAAGAATGTCGTTTCTCAAGCGATTGGATATGGTCCTTTCCCTTCTGCCACGACATTTTCTCAAAGTGCTGCGGAAGACCTGACCACTTTGTATGCGGCAAAAGACACCAGTGGTGCAACGAAACTGTTTGCTGCTGGCGCGTCTAAGATGTACAGCGTTTCTGGTGTGGGTGTTTTGACTGATGTTTCTCGATTCACTGGGACATATTCTCAGACTGGATCGACAACTCTCACTGTGACGTCTTCAGGGCATAAGCTGAAAACTGGCGACACGATTTATCTTGATTTCACAAGTGGAACCGCTACGGATGGGTCTTTCACTGTGACTGTGGTTGACGCAAACACTTTTACCGTGACCACGACTTCTGCGACAACCTCTGGAAACGTCACCATTAAGGTGTCTTCTACTGATTACACAACTCAGTCAGGGGACAGGGTTCGCTTTACTCAGTTTGGTAGAACGATCATTTCCACGAACAACTCCCAACGTCTTCAGTATTGGGATTTGACCTCGTCTACTGCTTTTAAAAATCTCTCTGATTCTGCGCCGATTGCAAAATACATCACAGTCGTTCGTGATTTCGTGGTGGTGGCGAACACTAACGAGGGGTCGCAACAGCCTTACCGAGTGCGTTGGAGTGCTTTGAACAACGAAACCGACTGGGTTGAAAACGTAAACACTCAGTCTGATTACCAGGACATTCCTGACGGTGGTCAGATTGTTGGAATACGAGGTGGTGAGTTTGGCGTGATCTTCTTGGATCGTGCGATTCACCGAATGAGTTATGTCGGTACTCCGTTTATCTTCCAGTTTGACAACATCTCTCGAAACAAGGGATGTATTGCTTCTGGGTCTATCGCTCAGTATCAGGGGATTTCGTTCTTCTTGAGTGATGACGGTTTCTATATGTGCGATGGGCAACAAGTCACGCCTATCGGTGCGGAGAAGGTTGACCGATTCTTCTTCAATGACGCATCGGAATTTGACTTCCCGTCAATGTCTGCCGCTGTTGATCCGGTTCGCAAATTGGTGATTTGGAACTACAAAGGCGTGGATGGTAATCGTCATTTGATTATCTACAACTTCGCCACAAAGAAATGGACCTACGCAGATGCTGGGACTGATTACATTTCTGAAAGTTCTACATCCTCGTCAACGCTTGAGGAACTGGATACTCTGAGCGCGTCCATTGATGCCTTGGCGATTTCGCTTGATTCTCTGATGTTCATGGGCGGTAAATACTTCCTTGGAGGAACAAAGGGAACCAACGTGATGACCTACACCGGATCGAATCTGACCGGAAGGATCGCCACTGGAGACTTGGGTGGCCAGGGTCGTTCTGTGATGACTTTGGTGCGTCCTCAAGTTGACAACGGGTCTGCGAGCATCGCGGTTTCTTCTCGTACTCTCTTGAGCGAACAGGTAACGTATGGAACCGCTGTTTCTGCGAGTTCTGAGAATCGGGTATCTCTGAGGAGTTCGGGGAATTACCATCGAGTCCAACTAAATCCTACGGGAAATAACTGGAAAAACGCATCAGCGATTGATGTGGACATTGTTCCCCAGGGGGTTCGATAATGTTTCGCACACTTCCAGTATTTGGTGCTGACCTTAGGGGAATCTCTGAGGTTGTCCGTGGAATCATGGACGGAAAGACCAATAACACCGGAACGATCACTCTGGCAACGGGAAACGCCACGACTACAACGATTCAGGACTACCGTATCGGCGCGGATAGCGTGATTATTCTCGTACCGGACTCTGAGGCTGCTTATGAGGATTCAGCTCCTTACGGTGCTTTCCAGGACTCCACAGACCAGGTTGCGGCAAACACGACCACTGCCTATGCAATGACGTTTAACACGACTGATTACTCCAATGGAGTATCGGTGGTGAGTAACTCTCGAATGACCGTTAAGAATTACGGGATTTACAACCTTCAGTTTAGCGCTCAACTGGTAAACACAGACACTTCAATTCACGACATTGATATTTGGTTTAGGAAAAACGGAACTAATATACCCGCATCGAATAGTCGATATTCTGTCCCTAATTCCCACGGTGGAGTGGATGGGCACACGATTGCGGCTCTAAATTACTACATCGAACTCAACGCAAATGATTATGTAGAGATCATGTGGGCAACGGATAACATGGCTGTGAGTATTCAACAGTTAGCGACTAGAACAAGCCCAGACACTCCGTCGACCCCCTCTGTGATTGCAACGATGCAGTATGTTGCTCCGGCTGCATCTACAAATGTTTATGTAACCGCAAAGGGAAAAGGGACTGCAACCTTAACACATTATGCAAACAACACGGCTGACAAAACATATGCCTATATTGTTGTTGGCTAGTATAATTGGCTCCGTGGATGACCCGTCACGGAGTCCTTTCTAAAAGGAAACGCCATGCCAGATCAAGTATCCACACAAACTACGCAGATTGATCCAACCATTCAGCCCTATTTGGGTTTTGGTTTGACCGAGGCTCGCCGTCTATATGAGGGTGGTGGTCCTAAATACTACGAAGGTCAGACTTATGTAAGTCCGTCTGCCACTACCAATCAAGCAATACAAGCTCTCCAGCAGAGGGCATCGACTGGTAGTCCTTTGTTGACCCAGGCTCAACAACAGACCTTGGGAACGATTCAAGGCGATTACCTTGGTGGAAATCCTTTCTTTCAGGGTGCGTTTCAACCTGCTGCACAAGCGGCTCGTCAGTCGTTTGAGAGTGCTCTAGGTGACATTGGGTCTAAAGCCTCTCTAGCAGGTCGCTATGGCTCTGGAG